AGATTTACACGACAAGGTTTTAAGGATGGTACCTACACAATGAGTTGGGATAATAATCGTTGGGTGAAACTTAAAAAAGCAGGTTGGATAGAAACCTGGAGACATAGAAACAGAACGACAATAAAGTACTCAGTATTTAAAACGTCATTTCGATGCTCGCAATTAATATCTAGGATATACAGAGTATTGTTAGGTGAAGAAGATTTACCTACGTCAGAGAGAAGTGTATTTTATAATAATAAAACATATACAGATAAGGTTTTTAATAAATCTATAGACGATATGATAAAAGATAAAGACAGATAATATGGCATTTGAAATAAACAAATCAATAATACAAGGTACCTCAGGACATAGATCAGCTTTAAAAAGCGGGGAATATGATAGAGCAGCTCAAAAAGACGCTAATTTAGGGAGTTATGTTGCAGAAAGAAAAAAAATAAAAGCTAAATACGGAGGAGACAGAAAAAAATATAAATCTTCTGACGAATATAAAATTAACCAAGCTAAAATAAACAAGGCTTATGGTGTTGGTGGTAAAAAGTCTTCTTCATCGACTACAAATAAGAGTTCAGGTAATTCAACGGGAAGTAAAACAAAGCAAAAATCGTCTAGTACACCTACAAATGGAAATAAAGGGACAGATTTTTACGGTAAGAAAGTAACAGAGCCGATTGCAAGTACTGCGGGAACTACGTACTTAGGTGCACATGCTGTGAAAAGTAAACTTGGTCAAAAAGTCCTTACAAAAACGGTTGGAAAAGGAGCTACTAAAATAGCCACTAAACTAGCTACTAGAGCGATACCAGGTTTAGGGTGGGCATTAGCCGCTTATGACGTTGCTAAGCTTGGTTATTACACTGTTAAAAAAGGATCTTTCAAAGAAGGACTTAAAGACCTAGGTAGAGATTACGGAGCAGACGATTTGGGACTTTATGAATAAAAACTATAAATATGGCATTTAAACTAGGATCATCACGTGGACCAATACTTAATAAAGGACAAGTCGAATCAAAGCATAGTTACAAACAAGCTGATTCATCTGTGCCAGGAACTCCAATTCTACGTAAAGATTTAGGAAAAGGTATAATGGGCGAGTCTAATGACGATGGGTCTATATTTATAAGTCATGAATTACAACCAGGAAGTGAAGAGGAACGTCATGTAATAATGCACGAGATGGTTCACCAAACAGATTTAAAGCTTGGTAAACTTAAGTACACAGATAACAGTGTAACTTGGAATGGTGAGACTCACGCGAGACAAGATGGTTTTATACAATACAACGACCAATGGTATCCAGAAGGAAGTAAGGATTTTCCTTGGGAAAAAATGCCTTGGGAATAAAAATTAAACAATGAGTATATTAACAAAAATATTTTCAAGTGGAGCTAGTGACTTAATAGGTAGTATAGGTGGAGTTGTAGACAACCTAACTACTTCTAAAGAAGAAAAGCTTGAAGCTGAAAGAAAAATTAAAGAGTTAGTATCCAACTACGAAGTAGAGATGGAGAAAACTATAACAGATAGATGGAAGTCAGATATGGCTTCTGATTCATGGATGTCTAAAAACGTTAGACCACTAGTGTTAGTATTTCTAGTGGTATCAACTGTGTTAATGATATTCATTGATGCTGGAGTTGTATCTTTTAACGTAGAAGCAAAATGGACTGATTTACTTCAGTTAGTATTAATAACAGTGATCGGTGCTTATTTTGGCGGTAGATCACTAGAAAAAACAAAAAAAAAATAAATTATGGGACAAAATTCACAAGAAGTAGCATATGGATTTGGGCAATTTGGTAGTGCAATAACTGATGGCGCTGGAGCTATATACCCACCTAAGGGATATGTAATAGTAGCTATAACAGCTTTAGCAGACTCAACTTTACACGCTGCATTAGGGTTAACTTCAGAAGTTATGTACGATACTACTGGGGCATTGCAAAGTCCCTATATAGATACGGACGTAGCAGCGCACAACACTGGTAACGTAGAAGACGCAGATGCACATAATGATAACGGTAGTGATGATGCTTTTCATATCACTTTAGCTTCAGCTGCGTTAAACATAAAGATAGGTATGATTGTTGAGCACGCCACTATGTGTCCTAGGAGTTTAACAGATCCTTATAAAGTAACTGCTGTTAATGGAGTTGATATAACTTTAAATAAATTAGTTGCAGCGAATTACGCTACAGGTTCAACAGCTCAAACAGCACAATTCTACGATGAACATGGCCAAGGTTATGGAGGTTTAGAAATGGACGGTTCAGATTCACTTCCAAAAGGTATTACAATATATGGTAGATGGACTAATGTTAAGTTAAGCGGTGCTGGAGCTGGTAGATTAATCTGTTACTTCGGTAAATAATGTTAGGATTAGGAAACGGTGTAACAAGTGCAGGAAACTACAGTGGTGGTATATCTTCACCGTTAGATCTCCCTGGTTGTCTTTTGTGGTTTAGGCATAACACAGGTGTGTCAGCAGATTTGGATTTGGATGAGGAAGCTATCGATCACAGCACAGCGGCTGGCGATATGGCTGATGGCGATAGAATTGATGGGTGGTTAGATCAGTCTGGACAAAGTAACCACGCTACTCAAGATACGTTTGCGGACGCTCCATTATGGGTTGCTACTGGTGATATTGTCAACTTTGCTTCTGGAAAATATATGGACCTAACGAGCAATATAGTCGAGGGAGTTAACTCAAATTTCACATACGCTTTTAGAGGTACATTACAGGGTATTACCACGGCTATGGCTTTTTTTGGTAATAGTAGCACGGACTTTTGGAGAATACAAAGTGGAGGTAAGGTTATAAGAACAAAGATAGGAGGAAGTACCGCAAAAGATTTCACTGAGAGTACAGCTTTAGAAGCAGACGTTATTTACAACTTTGTACTTACACGTAGTGGAGGCAATGGTACTTTAGAGGTGAGGGTAGATGGAGGATCAAGCACGGTTTATAGCGATCACCAATGGGGTGGAGCGACACGCACGGATGCAGATGCGTTCACGGTATCTAACCTTGGTTCAGCTGCAGATGATACTGCGGGATGGAGAGGTAATATAAGGCAAGCTATATATTATAGTGACGCCCTAAGCTCTAGTGATAGAACTTTATTATTAGAGTGGTTAAATAACAACAATTAATTAAATTAAATAAAATGGCAAAGAACACAGTAAAAAAAATCAAGCAACTTAAGGGTGAAAAACTTACTAAGATTAGCAACGAGCATTTGAGTAAAATGCAAGAGATTATAAATAACCTTAATAGAGGTCAAATGGAAGTAGGATCTTTAGAAACTAGAAAGCACGCTTTATTGAATCATGTAGCTTCTTTTCAAAGCGACTTAGCTTCAATGCAAGGAGAGCTTAAAAAAGAGTATGGTACTGATAATATCAACATACACACTGGAGAAATAAACCACGATGAGCAAGCTGATTAGAAAGATTACTATAGGTAAAGACTACAAGAACGACGCTATGCATTATGCCGTTGGTCAGGAAGTGTATGGTGGGCATACTATTTGTGATATAATAGAAGAGAAGGATAAGTATTCTATTTATATTAAGAAAAACAAAGATGTGTTACCGTGGAAAGACTTTAACAAGAACATGGCGGTCTCTGTAGAGTATAACCTAGAGTACTAATGAAAGCGCCTTTTGACTTTGTTATAGAGCCAAAAGGAAATAGATATAACAATACCACAAAAGTTGGTGATAAAGATCTTATTTTAAATACTGAGGTTTTCAACCATCAGTTTGTAAATAGAGAGGCTATTGTAAAATCTGTTCCTACAGCTTTTAAATCCGAAATACAACCAGGAGACACTATTATAACCCACCACAACGTTTTTAGAAGATGGCATGATGTTAGAGGTGACGAGAAGAATAGTAAAAGTTTCTTTGACGAAAATACTTATCTAGTAAAAGAAGATCAAATATTCTTATACAAAAGATACTGGGAGTGGAGAACTCCTAAGGGCTACTGTTTCGTAAAACCCATTAAAGATAGAACACGTTTTGGAGTTGACGAAGAAGAGTCTTGCATAGGTATAGTTAAACATACTGATGGTACTTACGAGAAAGGTGATTTGGTCGGATTCACCCCATTTTCAACATACGAGTTTATTATAGATGGAGAACGTTTATATAGAGTTTTGACCCAATTTATTACAATTAAATATGAATATCAAGGAAACGAAGAAGAGTATAATCCTAGCTGGGCACATAGCGGTTGAGGAACTGATTAAAGTTGCTAAAGAAGCAATTGTAGATTCGAAAGAAGATATATCAGCAGATAGATTAAAGAATGCCGCAGCTACTAAAAAGCTAGCAATATTTGATGCATTTGAAATACTTAATAGAATTCAAGAAGAAGAGAACTTACTAGAAGGTAAGTCACCTGAGGATAAAAAAGAAAAGGTCTTTAAAGGATTCGCAGAAGGTAGGTCTAAATAATGTACAGTCAAAGCTTAGTCAATATAGTAGAGCCTATAAAGAATACCACTATTACCCGTATGAACCGAGGTAAGAAATGGAAGTATGGTTATAACAAAGAACACGACTTAATTGTGTTATCACACAACGGTGTTATAGGTGAGATCATAGAGATACAAGATCTAGTCATAGGATTACCTAAACCACCGAAAGACGTGTATAAGCATCCTAAAAACAAATGGATCAAACAGGAGTATCCTAAGGAGCTAGAGAGGATCAAGAACATATTTGATTGGAGAGCTTATCCTGAAGATCAAAAAGAACAGTGGTTTGATTACATAGATGAAGAGTTTAAAAGAAGAGAGGAGGGATTCTGGTTTACTAATAATGGAAAACCCACTTGGATTACAGGAACTCACTACATGTATTTACAATGGAGTAAAATAGATGTTGGAGCTCCAGATTACAGAGAAGCAAATAGATTGTTTTATATATACTGGGAAGCTTGTAAGGCTGATAAAAGATGTTACGGAATATGCTACCTTAAGAATCGTAGATCTGGATTTTCTTTCATGTCGAGCGCAGAAACAGTTAACTTGGCTACTATATCAAGTGATAGTAGATATGGTATCCTTTCAAAATCAGGTGCAGATGCAAAAAAAATGTTTACAGATAAAGTTGTACCTATATCAATTAACTATCCGTTCTTTTTTAAACCTGTACAAGACGGTATGGATCGTCCAAAATCCGAGCTTGCTTATCGTGTACCCGCTAGTAAGTTTACGAGAAAGAAGATTACGGCGAATGAGAAACTAGAAGAAATAAAAGGTCTAGATACAACTATAGATTGGAAAAACACTGGAGATAACAGCTATGATGGAGAGAAGTTAGCATTATTAGTTCACGATGAAAGTGGTAAGTGGGAAAGACCTGATAATATATTAAACAACTGGAGAGTTACGAAGACTTGTTTAAGACTAGGTAGTAGAATAGTAGGGAAATGTATGATGGGATCAACTTCCAACTCCTTAGATAAAGGTGGGGAAAACTTTAAAAAACTATACAATGCATCAGATGTTACCTCAAGAAATAAGAATGGACAAACAAAGTCTGGTTTATATTCTCTTTTTATCCCAATGGAATGGAACTATGAAGGATTTATTGATGAGTACGGGTATCCAGTCTTCGATAGTCCAGATCATGATGTCTTCGGACCGGATGGTGAATTAATAGATATTGGAATAATAGAGCATTGGGAAAATGAAGCAGAAGGACTAAAGTCTGATCAAGATGGTTTAAATGAATTCTACAGACAGTTTCCAAGAACAACAGAACATGCTTTTAGAGACGAAGCTAAAAACAGTATTTTTAATCTAGTTAAAATATACGAACAGATAGATTACAATGAGGGAGTAGGTAACTCTTCCGCGGTATCAGTAGGAAACTTTCAATGGGTTAATGGAATAAAAGATACACAAGTTATATTCTACCCAGATCCAAAGGGAAGATTCAAAGTAAGTTGGTTTCCACCGCCAAATCAACAAAACAAAATAATACAAAAAAATGGCGTACGATATCCTGCTAATGAACACATGGGGGCTTTTGGTTGTGATAGTTATGATATTAGTGGGACAGTTGATGGAAAAGGATCAAACGGAGCGCTTCATGGACTAACAAAGTTTAGCATGGAAGATTGCCCACCTAATCATATGTTCTTAGAGTACGTAGCAAGACCTCCAACAGCTGAGATATTTTTCGAAGATGTTTTAATGGCTTTGGTGTTTTACGGAATGCCATTACTTTGTGAGAATAACAAACCTAGATTGTTGTACCATTTAAGAAGAAGAGGATATAGAGGTTACTCTATGAATAGACCAGACAAGCTTTGGAACAAACTATCAGTGACAGAGAAGGAAATAGGTGGAATACCTAATTCAAGTGAAGATATAAAACAGGCTCACGCAGCCGCTATCGAGATGTACATACAGAACTATGTAGGTCATTTAGAAGACGGGGTTTATGGAAACGTATACTTTAACGAAACGTTGAATGACTGGGCAAGATTTGATATAAACAAAAGAACTAAGTTTGATGCATCTATTAGCTCTGGATTAGCCATTATGGCTTGCAATAGGAACTTATATAGACCTAACGCTAAAATAGAAAAACCAAAATTAAACATAAGCATAGCCAAGTATTCCAATAACGGTGGTGCTTCAAAGATAATAAAAAATTAATATGAGGCAATTTCCAAACCAAGTAGTTAGTGATGCAGAAAAAATAAGCTATGAGTACGGGCTCAAAGTGGCGCAAGCTATAGAGGGGGAGTGGTTTGATAATGATAACCATTCTAATAGATACGTCCATAACAGAAACAACTTCCACAACTTAAGATTATACGCTCGTGGAGAACAATCAATCCAAAAATATAAAGATGAGTTATCTATAAACGGTGACTTAAGCTACTTAAACTTAGATTGGAAACCAGTTCCAATTATACCTAAGTTCGTTGATATTGTGGTAAATGGAATCGCGGATAGACTTTACGATATAAAAGTATACTCTCAAGATCCGTTTGGTGTAAGTAAAAGAACTCAGTACATGGATAAGATCATGGAAGACATGAGAACTAAAGATCTTAAAATGTTTGTTAAAGAAAAGTTTGGTATGGATTTGTTTAACAAAAGTCCAGATTTACTACCAGACTCTCAAGAAGAGTTAGATCTTCACATGCAATTAAACTACAAGCAAGCTGTGGAGATTGCAGAAGAACAAGCTCTACGTACCTTAATGGAGGGCAATAGATACGATCTTATCACGAAAAGATTTTACTCTGATATTACTATATTAGGTATAGGAGCTGTAAAGAGTTCCTTTAACACCTCTGAAGGTGTTGTTATTGATTATGTTGATCCAGCTAATTTAGTTTACTCTCACACAGACTCCCCTTATTTTGAAGACATATACTACGTTGGAGAAGTTAAAACAGTACCTCTTAACGAGCTTATAAAACAATTCCCACACTTAACACAAGAAGATTTAAAAGAGGTTTCCGGCAATAACAGTAAGTTACGTCGTGGAGAGAGAGAGACTGATAGCAACAAAGTTGAGGTGTTATATTTTAACTATAAAACCTACATGAGTGAGGTTTACAAAATAAAACAAACAGCATCAGGAGCAGATAAAGCTATAAAAAAAGATGACAACTTTAAACCACAGGAGAGTTCTAATTTCCATGTAGAGTCTAGAAAAGTTGAATGCTTGTACGATGGAGCTTTAGTTTTAGGTACAAAAAAACTACTTAAGTGGGAGATCGCTAAAAACATGATGAGACCTAAAAGTGATTATACTAAGGTTAAGATGAACTACGCTATATGCGCACCAAGAATGTACGAGGGTAGGATAGAGTCTTTAGTTAGCAGAATAACTGGTTTTGCAGATATGATTCAGTTAACTCATTTAAAACTACAACAAGTATTATCGAGAATGGTACCAGATGGTGTTTACTTAGATGCTGATGGTCTTGCAGAGATCGATTTAGGTAACGGAACAACTTACTCTCCACAAGAAGCTTTAAATATGTTCTTCCAAACAGGTTCTGTTATTGGTAGAAGTTTTACTTCTGAGGGTGATATGAATCCAGGTAAGATACCTATTCAAGAAATAACATCAGGATCTGGAGGAAATAAAATGCAAGTTCTTGTAGGTAACTACAATTATTATTTACAAATGATACGAGATGCCACGGGATTAAACGAAGCAAGAGATGCTGCTAAGCCAGACGAAAGAGCTCTAGTTGGAGTTCAGAAAATGGCAGCAGCAAATAGTAACACAGCTACAAGACATATACTACAAGGTGGGTTATTTTTAACTCAAGAGGTAGCAGAAGCTTTGTCACTTAGAATATCTGATATCATAGAGTACTCCCCAACAAAAGAAGCTTTTATACAAAAAATAGGGGCTCACAACGTGGCTACTTTACAAGAGATGACACAGTTACATTTATATGACTTTGGTATATTTATCGAATTATCTCCAGATGAAGAGGAGAAAGCTATACTAGAGCAAAACGTTCAAGTAGCGTTATCTCAACAAAGTATCGACCTTGAAGATGCTATTGATTTAAGAGATATTAAAAATGTTAAATTAGCAAACCAGTTGTTGAAGATCAAGAGAAAGAAAAAGATACAAAGAGATCAAAAAACCCAACAAGAGAATATGCAAGCTCAGGCTCAGTCTAATATACAGACTCAACAAGCTGCCGCTGAAATGGAAATGAAGAAACAACAAAGCCTTGCTAGTACCACTATATCTATAGAAGAAGCTAAGAATAGACTTGAGATACAGAAGTTATACCAAGAAGCTGAAATAAAGAAAATGTTAATGGAACAAGAGTTTCAATATAACATGCAATTAAGAGGTGGTGAAACAGATAGCAAATCTCAAGGAGAAAAAGAAAAAGAAGATCGTAAAGATAAAAGAACAAAAATACAAGCTTCACAACAAAGTGAGCTTATAGATCAAAGAAAAAACAACAAACCACCTAAAAACTTTGAATCATCAGGTAATGATACATTAAGTGGGGATACTGTTGGCGACATGTCAGACTTTGGTCCGAGGTAACAAATTATTAACTATTATTATATTATATTATGGCAACAAAGAAAAAAGAAGCGGTAGCCGAAGAGGCTCCAAAAGTTAACGAACCTAAGGGTAACGTTACGAAAGTAAAAGAAACAATGAAAATGAAACCTATAGTTGAAGAGCAAACTATAACTAAGGCTGAATTAGTAGAACCACAAGAAGAAGTTAAAGAAGTCAAAGAAACACCAGTTAAAGAAACGGTTGTTGAAGAGATTATTGAACAACCCGTAGAAGCGGTGACAGAAACCGCAGAAGTTCCAATCGTAGAAGAGATAACAAACGAAGAACAAATAGAAGAAGTAGCTGAAATCGTAGAAGAAGCTATAGCTGAATCGATAGAAAGTGGTACTGAACTTCCTGAAAATATCCAAAAGTTAATGAGCTTTATGGAAGATACTGGTGGGGATTTAAACGATTACGTAACTCTTAATCAAGATTATTCCAAAATGGATAACCAAACTCTATTAAAAGAATACTACAAGGCAACTAAACCTCATTTAGAATCTGACGAAGTAGATTTTATTATGGAAGATGCTTTTTCTTATGACGAAGAGTTAGATGACGATAGAAATATTAGAAGAAAAAAATTAGCGATGAAGGAGCAAGTTGCCGAAGCAAAGCTACACATGGAGAGTGCAAAATCCAAATATTACGAAGATATCAAAGCTGGAAGTAAGCTCACTGGAGACCAACAGAAAGCGATGGAATTATTCGACAGGTACACAAAGGAATCAGAGTCAAGTAGTAAATTATCAAAGGTATTTAAACAAAAAACTGAAAAGGTTTTCGGCAACAAGTTCAAAGGTTTTGAATATAAAGTTGGAGAAAAAAGATTTAGATTTAACGTTAAGGATATTGATGGTGTTAAAACAAAGCAAGGTGATATTAATAACTTCATAGGAAAGTTTCTAAACGAAGACAATACAATGTCAGATGCTGAGGGTTACCACAAAGGGCTTTTTACAGCTATGAATCCAGATCAAATTGCTAACCATTTCTACGAACAAGGTAAGACTGATGCTTTAAAAGACAGTATTGCTAAATCTAAGAATGTAAGCATGGATCCTAGGCAAGGACACGTTGAAAACGTGAATACCAGCGGATTTTCGGCAAGAGCATTAAATGACGACGGCCCTGATTTCAAGTTTAAAATTAAAAACAAAAAATAAATTTAAAAATTAAAAATTATGATTACGAACACAACTAATTTGAATAGCACGCCGGCTTCAAAGCCAATGGCATTAGCTACAAATTACTTAGATTTCAACACAGATATGGGTTGGGCTCAACAATATTTACCAGATCTTATGGAAAAAGAAGCTGAAGTTTTCGGACCGAGAACTATCTCAGGATTTCTTTCACAAGTAGGAGCTGAAGAGCCTATGGCTGCTGATCAAGTTATTTGGTCAGAACAAGGTAGATTACATTTATCTTACAAAGGACATGTTAATAGTAATGCTGGTGGTACAGCATCTGGAGGTGAAATTGAAATTGAAGTTGATATCGATGGAAATGACATTGGTGCTGACCACGGTATTAGAGTTAATGATACAGTTTTAGTAGCAAATTCTCAAGGAGTTGTTAGATGTCTAGTGACAGCTACTGATACAGCAAGTGTTATTGACGTACAACCTTATGACTTTGCTTCATTGAATACTGCTGGTTTAACTACTACAGGTGGAACAGAAGATACAACTATATTAGTTTATGGTTCTGAATACGGAAAAGGTGACAGTTACAACGCTGCTGATGGTTCTACTTCTACTGATTCAAGAGGTGCTAACCAACCTTCGTTCAAGACTTTCTCTAACAAACCAATTATCATGAAAGATTACTTTGAAGTGTCAGGTTCTGATACTGCTAGAGTTGGTTGGGTTGAGACTTCTTCTGAAGACGGATCTGCAGGTTACTTATGGTACTTGAAAGCTGAAGCTGATACAAGAGCTAGATTTAACGATTACTTAGAGATGTCAATGTTAGAGGGACAGTTAAACTTAGTTGCTTCTGGAATTGATGGAACAGATGTTATCTCTGGATCAGCTGCTGGCGCTGGAAACGTTGGTACTGAAGGATTATTTGCTGCTATCGAAGATAGAGGTAACTTAACTTCAGGTATTACTGGAGTTAACGCTGCTACTGATTTAGCTGAATTTGACGCTATCTTAGCTGAGTTTGACAAGCAAGGTGCTATTGAAGAGAATATGTTATTTGTAAACAGAGCTACTTCGTTAGCAATGGATGACATGTTAGCTTCTATGAATTCTTACGGTGCTGGTGGTACTTCTTATGGAGTATTCCAAAACTCTGAAGGTATGGCGCTTAATTTAGGTTTCTCAGGATTCAGAAGAGGTTCTTATGACTTCTACAAGTCTGACTTCAGATACTTAAATGATTTAGCGACAAGAGGTGGTATTAACGCTGCTAATGCTGCTAATGCGATTAGAGGAGTTATTGTTCCTGCTGGAACTTCAACTGTTTATGACCAAATGTTAGGTAAAAATCTTAAGAGACCATTCTTACACGTTCGATACAGAGCTTCTCAAATGGACGATAGAAGAATGAAAACTTGGGTTACTGGTTCTGTTGGAGCTGCTACATCTGCTTTAGATGCAATGCAAATCCACATGTTATCAGAGAGATGTTTAGTTACACAAGGTGCTAACAATTTCATGTTAATGAAATAAGCATTTATTTATATTAAAGAACCGGGGCTTCGGCCTCGGTACTTTATTTTTATTAATTTATATTATATTATATTATGGCTAAAAAAGCTAACACAACAAAACCGGTTGCAGTAGAAGAAACTGTAACTGAACAAGAAATTATGGAAACTGTAAATGACTTTATGGAAGTCGAGGTTCCAAGAGAAAGATTAAAACCTGTTAACGAATGGGAAGTTAAAGATAGGTTGTACAAATTAAAGGGTGGTAAAAGACCACTATCAAGATCAATAAAAGCAACAGATATTTATTATTTTGATGAAGAGAAAGGGTATGAAAGAGAACTTAAGTATTGTCAAAACCAAAGAACTTCTTTTGTTGATGAAATGAAAGGCGATCAAAGGTTAGAGCATATTGTTTTTAGATCTGGAAACCTATATGTTCCGAAAGAACAAACCGTTTTACAAAAACTATTATCTTTGTATCACCCTCATCAAGATACAATTTACGAAGAATACAAGCCAGCTGCTTTAGCTGCTGATGAAATCGAAGTTTTAGATATGCAAGTTGATGCTTTGATTGCAGCTAGGAATATAGACATAGATATGGCAGAAGCTATTATGCGTGTAGAGATGGGAACTAAGGTATCTAACTTGAGTTCTAAAGAACTTAAAAGAGATTTACTAGTATTTGCAAGAAACAATCCTAAGTTGTTCTTAGAGTTAGCTGATGACGAAAACGTAATGCTAAGAAACTTCGGTATCAAAGCTGTTGAAGCTGGTATTTTAAGATTATCTTCTGATCAAAGAAACTTCATGTGGGGTTCTAATGGTAGAAAGTTAATGACAATACCATTTGATGAGCATCCTTACACTGCTTTAGCACATTGGTTTAAGACTGATGAAGGAATGGAGATTTACTCCAATATAGAAAAAAGATTAAATAATTAATCAAACTGTAGATGCGGTCGCCCTACGGGGCGATCGTTAACTACAATAAAAAAATATTATGATAAACGTAGATAGAATATATCAAAGAGTGTTAACTCTTGCGAATAAAGAACAAAGAGGATATATAACCCCTCAAGAATTCAACATTTTAGCTAACCAAGCTCAGATGGATATATTTGAGCAATACTTCTACGACTTAAATCAATTTAGAAGAACACCTGGTAACGATACTGTTCACGCGGACATGGTGGATATGTTAGAAGAAAAAATAGGTATATTTGAAACAACTCAAACTCTACTTTTGATTGTTAGTCCATTGGATGAAAATATTGTTGCGGGTAACTTAGCTTCATTAGGGACGCTTTATAGATTATCGAGTGTTAGATCCGGTAATATAATAATGGAAAGTGTTAGCAAAAAAGACTTTAGAATGTTTTTAAACAGTCCTTTAACTGCACCAACAGCTACTAGACCTATCTACATAGTTGATAGAGTGAATAGTACGATTCAAATAAGTGGATTTGATGTTGATGCAACTGGTGTTCCCTTGTTAACAGAAGCAGATATAGATTATATCCAATCACCTAGAGAAGTAAATTGGACCTATACCGTTGTTGGAGGCAAGGCTCTGTATAACGGTGCGGCAGGACAAGACTTTGACTTACATCCATCTGAAGAAACGGAACTAGTTTTAAAAATATTGACATTAGCAGGGTTTACACTTAAAGATCAAGACTTACTACAATTAGCGGCAAGTGAAGATATGAAAAATACTCAACAAGAAAAACAATAAAATAAATGGCATTATTAAATCAAACGCAGCAAGATTATTACGACGGAAATGATTTTGGTGGTTATCAATTCGTGTCTTTAGAACACATAATAACTAACTTTACTGTAGCTTATGTTGGTGAAGGTAAAATAATATCTAAGGTAAAAAGAACTGATATTGCTTTTCACGCTCAACGAGCTATTCAAGAGTTATCGTTCGATACTTTTAAATCTATAAAATCACAAGAAATCACACTTCCACCATCAAACACGATGGTACTACCCCAAGATTACGTTAACTACACTAAAGTATGTTGGGTAGACGGAAATGGTATTGAACATCCATTATATCCCACAAAACACACTTCCAATCCAACCCCAATATTACAGAATTCAGACGGCGAATATGCTTTAACAGCTGTTGGAACTTTAGACGAAACTCCTGGATCTGAACATATAGTAGTTTTAGATGCAGAATATAAAAATATATTAGTTGGAATGGTTGTTACTGGGCCTAATATACCAAATGACACTGTGGTTGGTCACACGTCTAATGCTAACAGTGTTACTACAATACATTTAGCTGACATGCCTGGAGTAACAGGAACTGATCATCCAGTTACTTATACTGGAGATGAAACCTTGCACTTCACTAATCCAGATGGATCTATACTAGTTGAAGAAGAATCTGTTTATATTTTAGAAAACTGTACTTGGGGACCAGTTGACGATAAAATAACTCAATTACCTAATACAGATGTATCAAATATAGAAGTAGGAATGATCGTGGCTAACTACGATTTTCCCATAGGAACAACTGTTGTTAATGTTGATGCTGCGAACGGTGTTATAACAACATCGAATCCATCAGAAGTAACTAGTATAGTACCTACTAATACTGAAGTAACGTTTATATCAACACCTGGAAATTCTACAACTTGGGATTCTTTTAGTTCTGATACATCTAATAGTACTGGTGATGGTAATGGCTACAACCACGATACAGATATATACGATCTAAATATAGGTCAAAGGTACGGCGTTGATCCAGCTATGGCTCAGACAAACGGAACATACTACATAGATAACTTAAGTGGATTAATCCATTTTTCATCTAATATATCCGGTAAAACTGTGATCTTAAAATATATAAGCGATGGTCTTGGAACTGATGGAGAAATGGTGGTTCATAAA